GCTTTTAATTAAGCACATGGCACAAGGGAACTCTTTTGAGAGCTTTGCTGCTGACTGCGATTGTTCATTTGAGACTTTATACGAGTGGGCTAGGGTGCATCCAGACTTTTCTGAGGCCAAAAAAATAGGCATTACTAAATTACTTAAATTTGATGAGCAAGTTGCAAGAGCAGGAACAACAGGGCAGCTAACAAGATTATCAAAGACTATTAAAATTACAGATCCAGAGACAGGCGAAACTAGAGAAGAGAAGGAATATGTAGGGGCGGCGTTTGCTCAGACTTATCATATTTTTTTAATGAAAAATCGCTATTCTAAATTTTACCGAGATAAGATTCAGCTTGAGGGTAATATAACTTTGGATCCAAATAAGTCGGCTGAGGTGCTAAATAAAATAATGAATGATCCTCAATTGGCAGAGGTTGCAAAACTAATAGCAGAAAAAATGGCTGAATGAATTTTGAGAACGCTTGGAGATGGTTGCCTCATACTTATGCAAAAAAATGCTCAGGCCAGCGGTGGCATGATTATAAGCATTTAAAGTTTTTATCTAATAAATTGTATGATTCTTTAAGAAACGGCGGAGGCAGGTTTATTATTAACCTCCCACCTAGACATGGTAAGACGGAGTTTATTTCTAAGTGGATTCCAGCATGGTATTTAGACACGTTCCCTAATAGAAATATTATTCTTACAAGTTATGGTGATGAGCTTGCGACAAGTTTTGGCCGTTGGGTAAGGAATCACTTCGAAACTAATGAAATGTCAGTAGCTAAACTAAGACAAGATTCACAAGCCGCTAATAGATTTGACACCACATTAGGCGGCTCAATGATAACTGCTGGTATAGGCGGCTCGATAACAGGTCGTGGAGGCCATCTTTTAATTTGTGACGATCCAATTAAGAACTGGGAAGAGGCAGCCAGTGAAAATTATCGCCAGAGGCTTAAAGACTGGTTTGATACGACTTTTTATACTCGCCAAGAGCCCAATGCTACCATCATTTTATTAATGACTAGATGGCACCATGATGACTTAGCTGGCTGGTTATTAAAAGATCATAACGACGACTGGCAATTAATAAGTTTACCTGCAATTGCAGAAGAAAATGACTTACTCGGCAGAGCCCAAGGCGAGCCCCTTTGTCCAGAAAGATATGATTTAGAAAGTTTAAACTCTTTAAAAGACGGCTTACCAGACCAGCATTGGATATCACTTTACCAACAGAGGCCTACAGAAATAGGCGGAAAAGTAATTAAACGAGAATGGTGGCAATTTTATGATCAAGCCCCTAGTAATTTTATGCAAGTTTGTCAGTTCTGGGATACAGCTCAAAAACCAGGAGTTACAAACGACTACACAGTTTGCACAACATGGGGCAAGACGCAGAATGGTTTTTTTCTTTTAGACTTACTTAGAGATAAGTACGAGGCTCCAGATTTAGAAAACGCTGCGAGAATGCAATTTAATAAGTGGCGGCCTCATCAAGTTGTTATTGAGGATAAAAGTTCTGGGAGCTCATTAATTCAATACTTAAGGCGAACTACAACTATTCCTATTTATCCTTATAACCCAACTAAAGATAAATTGTTGCGCGCCATTAATGCAACACCTACAATTAGAAACGGGAGTTGTCACTTGCCGAAAAATGCAAAATGGTTAAATGATTTTTTAGTTGAACACGATCAGTTCCCAGCCGCTGCGCATGACGACCAAGTAGATACTACTAGCTTAATGGTGGAATATTTTAATAATATTTCTTTATATAACCCGAGGGTAAGAAGTCTATGAATATAAAACAATTTTTTATGTCGCTATTTCAAAAACAATCGCAAGGACGAATTGCCCTCTCTTGGGATAAGCTGGGGCAGCCTGTAAATACTCCAGCGAATTACTTAGCTTTCAGTAAAGAAGGATATAATAAAAATGCAATTGTTTATCGATGTATAAATATGATTGCTACAAACGCCGCAGGAATTGAGTGGGAAGTTTATAAAGGTAAGACAGAGCTAGAGAACCATCCTTTAAAAACATTATTATCTAGACCTAATCCAATGCAGGGGCAGTCCTCATTTTTTGAGAACTTAGTTGGATATTTTAAAATTAGCGGTAACTTTTATGTCGAAGCAGTAAGTGCAAACCCAAATAAGCCGCCTAATGAATTATGGACGCTGAGACCTGACTTAATGAAAATAGTTCCAAACGCTTTAGGTTATGCTGGTAAGTATGTTTTTAAAACTGGGGCGCAAGAAAAAGTCTGGGAAGTTGATCCAGTCACAATGCAAGCTAATATTCTTCATGGTAAGACATTTAATCCTATTGATATTTGGTACGGCATGAGCCCTTTAGAGGCCGCAATGATGGGCGTTGATCAATACAATCAATCAAATCGATGGAACTTATCTTTATTGCAAAACATGGCTGCGCCTAGTGGAATTTTAAAGGTAGCGACTAATGATGTAAATCCGACAGGCTCACTTAGTAATGAGCAATTTCAAAGACTAAGAAATGAGTTTGAAAATAGTTATTCTGGTAGCAGAAATTCAGGCAAACCGCTTATTTTAGAGGGCGGAGTTGACTGGCAAAGTATTAGTTTATCGCCTAAAGAAATGGATTGGATTAACTCAAGAGAAGTAACGGCTTTAGATATAATGAATGTTTACGGAGTGCCAGCACAGCTTTTAGGTTATGGTGAATCAACTTACTCAAATTACGGCGAGGCAAGAGAGGCTCTTTACGAAGAGACAATTCTGCCATTGATGGACTTTTTAAAAACAGAATTAAATAATTGGCTTGCGCCTAGATATGGCGATGTAGTTTTAGATTATGACAAAGACGATATTGAAGTTTTAGTAAATAAGCGTGAAAGAAAATACACGACAATTAATAATGTGAACTTTTTAACGATAAACGAAAAACGCCAAGCGGTCGGTTATGAAAAAGCGGAAGGCTGGGATGTTTTTGTAATTGGCAATCAAATACTTGAAACTCCAGATCAATGGAGTACCATGGAATCAAGTCCTCCAGATAGCGAGGAACCAGAAGGAGGAATTGACGATGGCGAAGAAACCAGCGAAGGGCAAGACACCGAAGAAGAAGTAATTATTGAGGATGAGGACTTAGATGATAAGAAGGCGTTTAAGTCTTTTAATCTCATCAATAGAGACGATAAGCTTACAAACTGGCGAAGGGTAAATAGAAAAAGAAACCAATTGGAACGCCCCTTCGCTAGATCTTTAGAGACTGACTTTGAAGAGTTGGCAAGAGACTTAGAAAAAGCCATAAAAGGCAAAGATCCACGTACCGCCGAGTACGCAATGCAATTGGCAATCGACAAATCAATGGTCGATATCGAAAAAACTATTAAAAGATATATTAAATTTACTGTAAATGATTTTGGTCAGACTGTTTTTAATGAGGCCAAGTCACTTTTTACTTTAATAGAGACTAAAAAGAACGAAAAAACTTGGAACGACTGGGCAGAGCATTACATTAAAACTAGAACAGGGACTGCAATTACTTTAATTGAAGGCACCACTAGAAAACAAGTCCGCCGAGTAGTTCAAGATTTAGTGCGTGAGGCAGTAGCTGAGGATTCAGAAATTAACGTGGCGTCTGAATTAAGAAAATACTTTACAGAATTAAGTAGCGGCAGAGCTAGAAATATTGCCAGAACAGAAGTCGCCAGCGCATCTAATACAGCAACGCTTGAGGCAGCTAAGTCTTTAGAGATAGAAGGCTTGCAAAAAGAATGGGTCAGCCTTCAAGACGATAGAACTAGGGATGGTGACGGACCGAATCCAGGTGTTGGAGCAAATCATTTAGATATGAACGGCGTAAGAGTTGGGCTTGATGAAAAATTCACAGTTCCACCAGATGTTGATATGGATGCGCCTGGAGATCCTAGTGCGCCTGCGGAGCAAATTTGTAATTGTCGATGTACTGTAATTTTCACAGTGGCTAAGCGTAGATAGAAACAATAGTTAAAGTATTACTTGAGGTTTTATGTTAGTTGCTCAGCCTAGAAATAGAACAGGCGATAAAGGTCAAGACGGAATCGATGGGGTCAATGGATTAGATGGCCGCAGAGGCTCGTTCTGGACTTCTTATAAAGGTAAGCCCAAGACTACATTAATCACTTTAGAATATGATCAACATTTAGATTCTGAAACTGGAGATACTTATCAATTTTTAAATAACAAGTGGACTAAAACTGGGAATATAAAAGGCGAAAAAGGCGACAAAGGTGAAAAAGGTAAAGACGGGCGCAATGGTGCTCAGTGGTTACCAGAGGCATCTACTGGGGGCAGCGGCGTTGCTACTCAAGCACCAAAGTTAATCGCTACTTTTAACACCGATATAGGCACTCAGGCGGGCGATTTAGTTGTAGTAAATGGTAATAATACTGTGACAAAAATTACTGATAATAGTCCTGCTACGATGCCTAATGGAATTTTTGGCGTGGGATTTAATAAGCCATCATCTTTTACAATAGAGGTTATTTTTATAGGAATTAAAAATGGATTTGCAGGCTTATCTACTGGTATTCCGCTTTTTGTTTCTACAAGTGGAGTTCCTACGCATACAGTACCTACGACTGGGATGGTGCAACAGATAGGCTTTGCAGTAAGTGCAACAGAAATATTTTTTCAACTAATGCAGCCAATGAGGAGATCGTAATATGGCTAAAAAAACTGTAGAACAAAAAGTAACTGAAGAAAATGAACTGAAGCTTACAGCCGAAGAATACTATAAGTGGCGGTTTCAGATTGAAGTAATGAAAAATGCAAAGTTAAATGAAAAACTAGTAGACGAAGAGTTAAAGAACATGGAGTTAGATATTAAGCTTAAGCAGACTTTAGCTGTGCTTATGAAAAGAACTAGACTTGAGGACGCAAAAAAACAAGTCGAGAATTGTATGGGAGAGTACAAAACAACAAAAGAAAAAATTGAAGAACGCTTAGGTATTTCATTAAATAACATGGCTATCGATGATTTCACTTTTGAAGTTAGAAGTATCCCTAACAACTAACAAAGGAGAACGCTTTGGCACAAATTAGGCTTTTGAAGATCAGCACCGATGGGGTGCCCTTGGAATTTACATCGTCGGCTGACGAGATTACGCTATTATCGTACAGTGTTGACGGTGGTGGCCCAGTATTAAGTGGTACAGGCTTAGACTTAAACAATCAAGACGTTGTAGACGTGAATGACTTAGCTTTTAACAATCCAGCATCTGGAACTATTAATCAAACTGCTGGTAACTTAATTATTGAT